CAGTGGGTCAAGGACAAGACCGAAGAGTTCATCTGGAAGGGCCAACGTGAAATTCTCAAGTCGGTCCACGAGAACCGGTATACAGCGGTCAAGTCCTGCCACGACGCGGGTAAGTCGTTCATTGCGGCGAGAGCAATCGCTTGGTGGATCGACGCTCACCCCCCGGGCGAGGCGTTTGCCGTCACAACCGCCCCGACAGCCGCACAGGTTAGTGCGATCCTATGGCGTGAGGTCCAGCGCGCTCACCGCAAGGCCGGTCTCATCGGCCGGATTACCACGGCGGGTTACCCGCAGTGGAAACTCGATGACTTCGAATTGGTGGGGTACGGTCGTAAGCCGGCAGATTACACTGACGACGCATTTCAAGGTATTCACGCCCGGTACGTTCTCGTCGTGGTCGACGAAGCGAACGGCGTTGCGGGGAGTCTATTCAACTCGGTTGATGCTCTGGTCACCAACGAGCACGCGCGAGTATTGGCCATTGGTAACCCTGATGACCCGACTTCGCACTTCGCTCAAGTCTGTAAACCGGACTCCGGTTGGAGCGTCCAGAGGCTCGACGGCCTTAGGACGCCGAACTTCACCCGGGACATGGTCTACGGCGTCCGTTGCCCGCAGTGCATCCAGGTTGGCCGGGATAAGCCACTGCTCGCAGATCTCATGGAAGAAGAGGGGATCCCTTACACCGAGGAAGAGGTACCCGACGACCTTCGGGAGATGTTGCTGTCGCCACTTTGGGTTGAGGAGCGACTCCACCGTTGGGTTGGCCGCCCCAATCAGACCTCAAAGATCTCCGAGATGGCAGCGCGGAGTTCGATCTTCACGTCGAAGGTCCGCGGGGACTTTCCTACTACCTCAGCAGATGGTGTCGTACCGCTAGGTTGGGCCGAAGCCGCTATGGTTCGGTGGGAGGACTGGGTTGAAGCCGGTAGCCCGCCGCCCGAAGGTCGTACTGCTCACGGCGTCGACGTTGCTCGAAAGGGTGAAGATGAAACTGCGATTGCGACGCGGATTGGGCTTACGTGCCTTAACGTCCGAAAGTTCGCAGAAGCCGACACTATGGAGACGACTGGCTACGTCACCGGAGTTCTGGGGGCTTTTGGCGGCCGGGCGATTGTTGACTCCATTGGCATCGGTGCCGGTGTGCTCGACCGACTCAGAGAACTCGGGGAATCCTGCGAAGGGTTCGTAGCGTCTGGCTCGGCTGAAGGACTTAAGGACATCAGCGGCGAGTTCAAATTCCTAAATATCCGCGCGGCCGCCTGGTGGCACATGCGCGAGATGTTGGATCCTTCGCGGGGCTCTCAGGTTCGCCTGCCCCGCTCCGAGATGTTGCTCGCCGACCTGACGACCCCTCATTGGAAGGTCCTTAGCAACGGTAAGATCCAAATCGAGGCCAAGGAAGACATCCGCAAGCGACTCGGGCGCTCGACGGACGAGGGCGATGCGGTCGTTCAAGCGTTCTGGGTCGGTCCAGGCACCATGGATGCGCAGGATGACGTCGGTGCTGTATCCTGGTATAGCGCGGCTGCGGACACCAGCGACGTTCATCGGTGGTACAACGACACGGAAGCCCTCGACGTCAACCCCGACGTCAACCTTGGATGGGGTGGAGAATGGTCACACGAGCACTGACCGAGCAGGAGGCGGTGGCTCTTGACCTCGAAGAAGGCTCGGCCTTCGACTACGACACGTTGCTGTTCACGTCGTTTGACGACGGGTCGGTCTTCAATTACGACCGGTCATCGGTAGAGCGACTCGACGAGGCTCTGGGTCGCGACGGCAAGATGAACACCCTTCTGCAGGTCCTCACGCTTCCCATGAGGCAGGCTCCGATCTCGTTCCGGCGGGGTCAGGCCGAAGCCAAGGTCACGGACTGGTTGGCTCAGGTCATGACCGAGCCCGCGAACAACGGAGGAATGACGACACCGCTCAAGACGATCATCGCTCAGATGACCGGAGCGATCGCCTACCGCAAGGCGTTCTTCGAGAAGGTCTTCACGCTCGGCGAGGACGATCGGATCGTGTACAAGAAGGTTGCATGGCGTCCCCCTGCGACCTGCGCGGTGATGCGGGACCCCCAGAACGGTGCGTTCCGGGGGTTCAAGCAGCAGCCGATCAGGCTAGAGGACAACGACGAGATCACGATTCCGCACAAGCGGGCCTTCGTCTACATCCACGGTCAGCACCGCAACCCGCTCGAAGGCGTCTCGGATCTCGACATCCCGTACTGGTGCTACATCACCAAGCAGAAGATCCGGTTTCTGTGGTATTCGTTCCTCGAAGGGCAGTCGCTTCCGAAGACCGTCGTCACCGCGCGGGACGAGACCTCGGCGAACAAGGCCGCTGCGAAGGTCGTGGGCCTCCGACAGGGCGGTGTGGTCGGTCTCGCAGAAGGCGTGACGACCGATGTGCTGGAATCGTCCGGCCGGGGGGCGGCTCAGTTCAAGGAGGCGCTGCAGTGGCTCGACGCCGAGGCTTCCGGTTCCGTTCTCGCTGGTTTCACGGACCTTGGCGCAGCAGCGACCTCCGGCATTGGGTCGTTCGCGCTGTCCAAGGATCAGACGGACTTCTTCCTGATGAGTCGTCAGGCAGTCTCGCAGGAGATGGCCGACACCATCAACCAGTTCTTGATTCCGGACCTGGTCCGAATGAATTTCGGCCCCAAGACGCGCTCTCCGATCATGGAGTTCAGCCCGATCTCTGAGGATGACGCGCAGATGGCGGTCAGCCTTCTACAGGCGACGGCGCAGAGCCCGTCGCTCGTCCTGCCGCGCGAGTTCATGGACGAACTCACGGAGCGGGTGGCGGGCTTCCTGGGCCTGAACACCGCACGAGTTCGGGAGGGACTCGCCCGCGCCGCCGTCGAAAGCGCCAAGAAGGCGGAGACCACGGTGCAGCCAGCGATCCCTGGGGCTAGGGTTTCGCCTGAACTGCAGCAGCGCGCCGGCAACGTTGGCACTGTGATGGGGGCGGTCAACGCTGCTACCAACGCGGTTGTCAACAAGCGAATCCAGCAGGCGAACACATGACATCACGCTTGACTCGCGTGACGTCGTGCTGTAGCCTGGACCTGCTGGCCCTACCCGCGTTTCGGGAGTGATGATGGCGGTTGACTATTACACGTCAGTGGTCGACCTGTCTCCTCACGTCGAGAAGGTCGAGGTTCAGATCACTAAGGGGGGCGGCTTCGCCGTAACCCTCGAGGTCACCGAAGCGAACGGTGCTGGGGCGGATCTGACCGGTGTGACCGCATCGCTCTACTTCAATTACGGCCAGCCGGGTCAGGTTCAGTGGGCTGCTACTACGGTCGGATCGCAGTTCCGCTGGGACATCACCAAGGCGCAGGTCGACGCTCTCACGTTCAAGACGGCCGAGGTTCGCCTGGTGGTGGCGTCTGGTAGTGTCTCCGCTACATGGGGACTCGGTCAGGCCAGGGTGATGTAATGCCCTGGACACTCAGTAACGGACTCACGGTCGACATTGTACGACCCGGGCCTACCAAGGTCACGTTCATCGAGCCGGAACGCCGCAAGGCCGACGTCCTCGCACTACCGGCAGGGACAGGAGCGAGTGGATTCACCGGCTACGAGTTCACGCAGGTGTCTGCTTCGGCGCTGTGGAGTATCCCGGTTCCTACGGATTTTCCGGTTCGCCGCCCCGCAGTCGAGATCTACATCGGCAACGTTGACATCGAAGCCGATGTCACGTGGCTCCCGTCAACCAGAACGGTCACCATCGAATTTCCGGCCCCGGTGACGGGCGTCGCCGTCCTCACGTAGGAGAACAACGTGGCAAAGAAGTTCTACACCGGGATCGACAACAACAACCAGCGCGCGCTGAACTTCGCCGACCCCACGTCAGCGTCAGACGGTGCCACCAAGCAGTACGTCGACAACCTGCTCGGCGGCCTCAAGTGGAAGCAGTCCGTCAGGGCAGCGACCACAGCCAACATCGCGGGTGCGCTTGGATCGGCCGCGCCAAACACGCTCGACGGCGTGACGCTGGCGGCGAACGACCGTGTTCTCGTCAAGGACCAGACGACGCAGTCGCAGAACGGTATCTACGTCGTCACGACGTTGGGTACCGGCGCGAACGGTGTCTGGACGCGTGCGACGGACATGGACCTCGCCGCGGAGTTCGCCAACGCCACGGTCTACGCCGAGGAAGGTACGGTCAACGCCGACAAAGCGTTCGTTCAGACCACGAACAACCCGATCGTTGTCAACACGACTGCCATCGTGTGGGCTCAGACCGGTGGCGGTACGACCTACTCGGCGGGTAACGGCCTGCAGTTGGTATCGACCACGTTCTCGGTCCTCGCTGACCCGGTGTCTGGCGGCGGCATCTCGGTCTCGGCCGCGGGTGTCAAGGTCGACACGGCGGTGGTCGTCCGCAAGTTCGCAGCCAGCATCGGCAACGGCGCGGCCACGTCGATCGCGGTTACTCACAACTTGGGTACCACAGACGTCACGGTTTCCATCAAGGAGATCAGCAACTCGGCGCTGGTTGAAGCCGACGTTGTGATCACCGACGCGAACAACGTCACCATCACGTTCGCCACGGCTCCGACGTCCAACCAGTTCCGAGTCGTGGTTCACGCCTAATGGCGAAGCGGTCTTATGGAGTAGCTGCGTCGAACGTCGCCGATCTGATCAAAAAGGGCGAACTCGACGCAGCGATTGCGGCTGTCAACGGCATCAGAGGCGTCGTTCAGACCACCGCCCCGGCGAGCCCCACAACGGATTTCATCTGGTTCGATTCTAGCGAGCCGGGCGTGCAGGAGTACACGGACTTTGGAACAGCAACCCCCACGGTTCCTGCTACGGGCATGAAGTTGTGGGCCAGAACCCTTGCCGGTCGCAGACTTCCAGCCGTCGTGGGGCCGAGTGGGCTAGACACCTCTCTACAACCATTCTTAGGTCGCAATGGCGTTCGCATGGTCAATCCAGTGACGAACAATGCAACCCCAAGCGCATTCGGAACCGCCGTGACAGCGGTCGGAACCGGTACAGCGGCAACGCTTACTGGCGCGACAACGGCCTCCGCGCCCAACCTTCATCTTGCAACCAAGAGAGTGGATTACCTCGTCACGACTGCGGCGACGACGGCCGTAGCCGGTTTCCGAGAGTCCAATAATAACGTGTTCGTCTCTTCTGCTGCTGGAATGGGTGGCTTTCACGGTCTCATTAGGTTTAGTCCGGCAACAGGAGCAGCAGCAGGGGCTGCTCGACGAACATTCGCGGGATGGGTCTCTTCTGCTGCTGCACCAACCGATGTAGACCCGTCCACTCAGACGGTTCCATTCGTTGGAGTTGGTTACTCTTCCGTTGACACGAACTGGCAGATATATTCTCGCGGAACGGCTTCGGCAGCCAAGGTGGACACCGGAATGGCGAAGCCTGGTGCTGCCGTAGATCGGCCTGGTCTATGGGAGATAGCACTGTTCGCGGCTCCCGGTTCTTTAGTGATCAACTACGAGTTCACGGACCTGTTCACCGGGGTTAAGTTCACCGGGGTCACTACACCGGGCACAACTTCTCCGGCTAGTGGAACTGCGTTGAGCGGAAGAGGATATCATTCCGTCGGCGGCGTTTCTAGCGTTGTCGGGTTTACGTTGGCTAGCCTCTACGCCGAAACAGATTACTGATGGCTGAGTGGAGGATAACTTTCGAGGGCACTGGGCAGGCCATCGGAGACACCCTCAATCACACGCTCTACGTGGCGCATGCTGACGACGTTCTCTCAACATTCACCGCCACCCAGAACGCCAGTTCTCTGATCCGACTGTCCGGTTCTAACCCCGCACAGGGAACTCGAAGCCTTGAGGTTTCAACTTCGGCGTCTGCGTCCTGCTATGGTCAGATGTCGGAGTCGGCCTGGGTAAGCACGACACGTTGGTACTCAACGTATATATACCTTCCGACGGCTTCAGGCGCGCCGCCTGCGGCCGGATGGTCGTTCTTTCAGGTTAGAGAAGCAGCCACGCTAAATCGGTGCCAGTTGTCCACTGGACGGCAGGTCCAGGTGTTGAACGGCTCCACGGTTGTCGGAACGATGACCGCGGTGTTGGCTTTCGACACGTTGTACCGGGTTTCGTATCGAACGGTTTACAGCGCCACCGTTGGGATTCTCGAGGCGAAACTGTACCTTGGGCATTCCACCACACCGATCGAGACACTAACTGTCTCTGCGCTCAACACAGGTACTGTTCTCGCCACGAATACCCGTTGGGGCATTCCAGTCGCCATCGGTCCATGTGGTCCTTGGTTCATGGACGACGTGCGGGCCAGTGATGTCGCGGAGCCGCCGCCTTCGTCCGGGCTGGACTTGACATTCGAGACGGGGATCGCTGGTTGGCAAGCGAATGCGCCGCTTGGCGGGTGGGATATCGCCACGCTGGCTCAGTCCGGCGCACAATTTCGCAGCGGATCAAAGTCGATGCAGATCACGTGCCCGACGAGTGTTAACGATTCCGCGGGCGCGCTTGCACTAATCGACGGACTGACTATTGGTCAGCGATACTTTGTGCAGGTCTGGGGTTTTTCAACAGCGCCTGTGGGAGTAGCCGATTGGCAAGCGCATGTCTACTTCGTCGCCGAGGGCTCGGTAATTCCCCTAAAGAACCAATGGGCTCTCGGCACGGTGGTGTTCACGGCTACTGCAACGTCGCATCACATCGGCGCGCAGATGCACGGGTTCACCGCTGGTGACGTTCTGTTCATCGATGACGTCTCGATTGTTCCAGTTGTGGCTCAAGGTTTGCCAGGCAAAGCGAAAAGATGGAACGGCTCGGCCTGGGTTACGAACGGCAATATTAAGCGGTGGAACGGTTCGGCGTTTGTCTCGGTCAAAGCCAAGCCTTACGACTAGGAGGAGCCATGGTCAGCAGCAGAGCGTACCCGGGGCTCGACCGAGACCCGAAGGAACCAAGCAACTGGGTCGACGCGGTAGGCGGGCTCCCCTCCTACATCGAGCGGATCGCCAAGCACCTGCACTACGAGAGAGGCATGTCGATTTCACACGCCATCGCCACTGCCGTGAACACGGTCAAGCGATGGGCTCGCAAGGGCGGTGTCGTGAAATACGGCGATCCGAACAACATGAACGTTACCGTAGTTACTGCCGCGCAGGCCGCGAAAGCGGTCGCTCAGTGGGAGGCTAAGAAGGCAGCAGCCAGGGCTACTCGCGCAGGTCGGGCAGGCCGTGGTACAATGGGCCGACGTTCAGTTCGACTGGCGGAGGGGAACATGATCGAGGTCGGGCTTCTCGACCTGGCGGCGCGAGCCAACCAGATCGAGGACCCCGTTGCCCGGAGTCGGGCACGGGGCTTCGTGCTTGACCTCGCTGACCTCGGCAAGGACTGCGCCTACTGCGACAACCCGGCAACCCACCGGATGATGGGCGACACGGCTTCCGGCCTCAAGCCTCCGCGCATGGTGACCTGCGACAATCCCGAGTGCAGAGCGAAGGCCAAGGCCGCTCTGCAGAACGAGACCGGTTCGGACGCGATCGATGAGACGGATCTGACCTCGTTCCCCGTGGAAGTTATCGACCTCGCACTGACGAAGGACGGTCGCAAGTCTTTCAAGAACACGGGCAGGCGCAAGGCGCCTTATCAGTTCAAGCACGGCTTCAAGCCGATCACAAGCGCGGCGGTCGAGGCGAAGGCCAAAGGTTCGCCGATCGCACGCAAGCGGATCGTTCGGCTGTTCGGCGCTCCCAAGGCGTCGGGCAACTCGGAGCGTACTCCGTCCGGCTCGCGCGCGGAGACTTGGGACAAAGGCAACCGACGGTCAGGTCGTGGCACTGACAAGGTCACTGTCACCAAGGAGGGTGGCGCTCAGACCTCTGCGGACCGTGCGGCGCTGATCCGTGATCCGCGGATTCGAGAAGCCCCCAAGGCCCGCGTTGCGAACCCCAGAACAGACCGTTCGCCCAACGTGCCCTCTCGCGCCACCCGCGAATGGGACGAGATCCCCGCGAAGTTCCGTACGATTCGGAACGGCAAGCGGTACGTCGTCGCCACCTTCGGCGGTAAATCGGTCATCTCGGAATGGGTCGGTCCGAACGCGCCGATCGACACCAAGAACGTGGCGCTGCGTCGGCGCGGATCCATCACTACTGCTGACGCACAGAAGATGACGATTGCGGGTCTCAAGGCGTTGCTCGAAGAAGGTAACCAGCCTGAGGCGGTTCGTAAGGTTCTCAACAAGATCCTGCGTGAGAAGTTGAAGGTGGCGGGTCGTGAGTGATGTAACTATCACGCCGCTTGACATGTCGAGCGCGATGGAACTGGCTCCGACACGCTTCCGCAAGCAGGTCTTGAAGTTGGGTTCGATCGACTACAAGGGCCGCACGATCAAGTTCGACCGGCCGTTCCTGCGCCGTCTGGTCCAGTCGTTCAACAACAAGGCATACGATCAAGTTCCGCTCATTCTTGCCGACGCCAGCAACGCGCACAACATGGACCCTGAAAAGTTTCGGGGTGAAGTCGTCGGTCTGCAGTTGACAGACGACGGTCTCGATGCTATAATCGAGGCGACGCCAGCCGGCGCCAAGGTCATCTCCTCCAATCCGCGACTCGGAGTTTCGGCTCGGATCGTGGCGGACCTGGCAAAGTCGGACGGTCGGAAGTTCCCTCTGGCAATTCAGCACGTGCTCGTGACGATGGATCCCCGAGTCACGGGCATGCGACCCTGGCAGGCCGTTACGGACCTGTCGAACGACGAGGCGGAATCCCCGGTCGTCGACCTGTCAGCCCATCCGTTCAACAAGGAGCAGAACGTGCCGAGGATCGCGAAGAAGGTCGTTGCCCCGCCCGCCAAGCCCAAGAGGCCGCAGGACCGTCGGCCCAAGAAGACGGCCACGCCCGCGCCAGAAGGCGTCGACCTGTCGGCTTTGTCCGACGAGGAGTTCCAGGCCATGCTTGACCTGGCCGGTGCCGAGGTCAGCGCGGAGGAGGTCGTCGACGACGACGAGGAGGACGACGAGGAGGACGACGAGGAGGACGACGAAGTCGAACTCGTTGACGGCGACGAGGACGAAGACGAGGACGAGGACGACGAGGACGAAGAGGACGAGGAGGAGGAGCCGGTTCCCCCGAAGGCCAAGGTCCGCAAGACGGCCAAGAAGGTCATGGTCCCCGCTCCTGCCGTCAGCCTCGCCGCGACGAACAAGGCGCAGAACATCATCGACCTCGCTGCCGAGACGCTCCGTCGAGAGCGTGCCAAGACGACGATCCGCGCGTGGCGGCTGGACAAGCGAGAGTACGCGGCGGCCGGGGTCCCCCCGTTCCTGCTCGACCTCGCGGCGCCGATCATGCTCGCCGACGAGGACGACCTCGGCGTGTTCGACCTCTCGGTCACGACCAAGAAAGGCGACAAGCGCGAGGTCCAGGTCTCCACGCAGGACATCGTCCGCAAGATGCTCGACGGCATGAAGGGCCTGGTCGACCTTTCCGAGGACCTCGGGCACCAGGACGCCAGTGCGAGCGACACGTCCGACCCGCTTCTCGCGGCGTGGGAGAAGGACTACGGCAAGGCCTGACCGGGTCTGGCCTGAGAAAAAGATAAGGAGAAAACCGCGATGGCGGGTACGATCCCCCGGTTCAACGGCGGCCCGGTCACCTACGAGGTCGTCGAGACGGTCCTCGGCGGGAAGTTGGTCGAGGCAAGGGCTGCATCCAAGGTCGGTGTCGCTGCGGCGGGGTCGGTCAAGTGCCTCGGCGTCGCCACCAAGGACGCGGCCCCGGTCGCGGCCCTGACCGGCACCGACGCGTTCGGCAACCCGACGATCAACATCTCCCCGGTCAGCCAGTACGTGGCGGTCCAGGGCATCCCCGCCATCTTTGACACGATCGTCTACGCGGCCAACGCGGCGTTCGGCGATCTGCTCAAGTGCGCGGCGCTCGGCCAGGTCACCCCCTGGGTCACCGGCACCGACAACCCGTCGCTCATCGTCGCCAGGTGCGTCGAGCCCGCCGGGGTCGTGATCGGTACGAAGGCTACCGGTCTCACCAAGATCCTCGTCTGACGCGCGAACGCCGTCACTGAGAAGAGAGGTAAGCGCACATGCCGCACAAGGTGCAGGCGAGCGCGGACGGTATCCGCGTCACCGTCAACGCCCTGGTCAAGAACCCGACGCTGATCCCGAAGCGCCTCATTTCGGATCTGCAGCAGGAGTTCATCTCCGACGCTGTGCTCCGGAAGTTGCCGCCGACGACGTCGGGATCTTACGTCTACGAGGAGTCGACGCCGCTCTTCGCCGATGACACCTCGATGCCCATCATCGAGGAGTTCGGCGAGTTCCCGGTCATCACCGGGCAGGTGGGCGAGCGCAAGGTCGCGTTCACCCTCAAGCGCGGTGCCGGTGTCGTCGTCTCCGAGGAGATGCGTCGCCGCAACGACATGGATCGTCTCAACACCCAGATCACGCAGGCCAGGAACACGATGACCCGCACCTGGGAGACGACCTTCCTCTCGGCGGTGTTCAACCACCCCGACGTCCTCACCCGTGCGGCTGCGTTCGCCTGGTCGAACGCGTCGTCCACGATCCGCAAGGACCTCGCGCTCGGGGCCAAGCAGATCAAGGACGCGACCCCGACGGGACTCACGGACAACTACTTCGGGTTCAAGCCGGACACGCTCATCATCGGCCACACGACGGAGACCGACCTCCTGGTCTCCGACGACTTCAACAAGGCCCTGAACTCGGCCGGTCCGCTCGCCGCGCAGAACACGGGCTACACCGGCACTCTGACGTCCAACTTCTTCGGGTTCACCGTCATGCTGTCCCGGGAACTGGACCGTCTCTTCCCCGGCAAGGCGCTGCTGCTGCAGCGTCGGGTCGTCGGGGGCATCGGCGACGAGCGCCCCCTGTGGACGACGCCGCTCAAGCGCGACGACGACCGGGAGACCTACCGGACCAACATGGGTCGGCAGTCGGCGGTCGTCATCGACCAGCCGAAGTCCGCCCTCGTCATCACGGGAGTGTGACCAACATGAACAAGACCTACGTGGTCCTGGTCGACGAGTGGCGCGAGGTCACCAAGATCCGCGAGTTCGACGGCGCGGTCGTCGGCTGGAAGGATCACAAGCGGGGCGACCTGGTCGAACTCGATCCCGAGTCGGACGATGTGCTCCGGCTCGGCGGGGAGGCCGGGGCTCTTCGCGAAGCCACGGACGAGGATCGTGAGGCTGCCGCTGCTGCGGCGGCTCCCGCGGCCCCTGTCGAGGAGCCGGGTTCGGAGGGGCCGCCGGTGACCGAGAGCGGCGACTCCTACGACGACCCCGGCCAGTGGTCGTTCGACGATCTCAAGTCGCTCGCCGAGGATCGTGACCTGTCGAAGGGCGGCAGCCGCGCGGACATCGTCGAGCGTCTTCGGGCGTTCGACGCCGACAACGCCTGATCCAACCCGCAACACCAACGCTCCCGGGAGGTTGCCGTGTACTCGTCTACAGACGACGTTCGCTACGCGGTCGCCCCCGGGAGCGTGGGTCGGGACAGCCCGGCCACCGCCGGGTCGCTCAACGACGAGCAGATCATCGATGCGATCAACGAAGCAGACTCGATCGTCAATCTCCACGTCGCGGGCAGGTACGTGGTTGAGCAGGATCCTGCTAACGTGGCGGTCGCAACGGCGCCGTTCCGCTACTGGTCACGAAACATCGCAGCCTGGATGGCAACGCTTTCGCAGCGGCTGTCCAAGCCGGTCGACGTGAACGACCCGGTCAGGCTTCGTTACATTGAGACAATGGCGCTGTTGGTCAAGGTTCGTGAAGGCAACCTTGACATTCCCGGCGCCACCCCCGTCAGCCCGAGCACCACAGGCGACGACGTGTTTGTTTACAACCAGTACGAAGGCCACCTGTTCGGTCTCAATGACCTCGGCCTTTCGCACTCTCCGCTTCCCGAGACCGGTCTTTGGCTGGGTCGCGGATAATGGCCGGGACCTTCCTAGCCCGAACGGAGCAACTCCTCAAGAAGCACGAGGGTGGCAAACTCCGCGGCGAAGTCGTCGTTGACCAGGTCTACGCCAGGTACCAGCACGAGAACCTTGCGCTCAAGCACACCAGCGGCGGCAAGGCGAAGTATCTGTGGGATCCGGTGTTGGAAGACGCCGATGAAACCCTTCGGCAACTCGCGGTGCGTACCTTGCGTGGCAATCCCGACGTGGCTATGATTAGGGCAACCGAGCGGTGGTCCCGGGGCGTCGCCAAGCAGGCTCCGATCGATTACAACCGGCTCAAGACGTCGTCTCATCCGCGCGTCAAGAAGGGCGGACGACTGATCTACGATCGTCCGCCCATTACTCCGCGCGTCAGCGAGGCGCAACTCGCTAAGGAGCCGGACATCAAGGCGGGTGACGCTACTTGATCACCGTCGGCGGAATCCGCGATCACATTCGCCCTCTGCTGGAGAACCAGGTAAGCGTCATTGTGCCTGGACCCGACGATCCTGATGTCCCAGGGTCGTACATCAAGATCACTCGGACCGGGGGCCCGGGCACCGAGATGGAAGATCTACTCGACATCATTGAAATCCAGTTCGAGTGTGTCGGGGAGCAGTTCGATTACGACTCCGCGGAGCGAATCGCGCTCGAAGTGGACGTGCTCCTGCAGCGTCTCACGATGACCTATGTTGGTGGCGCTCGGGTCATTTCTGTATGGCGGGTGGGATCCGCGCCAGCGCCGTTACTGGTGGACGATGCGCAAAGACACCATTTTGCGTGCTCTTACCTCTGGCGTGTACAATCAGGTCTGTAGATTCGTGGAGGAGATCAGAATGACCGCAGCCAAGACCGTCACCGTCGTCACGGACCCGGGTCACGTCTTCGTCCCGGCCGTCAACGGCGAACACCTGGACGAGATCACCGAGCACGGCACGGAGATCAAGGCCACCCTGCTCGAGGCCGTCGTCGCGTCGGCGCAGGAGAACGGCGTCAGGCTCAGCCTGCTCGTCGAGGACGACGGGGCTCCCGCTCCGTCACAGACTCCGGTGACGCAGGTCCCGGCCGAGAAGCAGGAGGGCTGACATGCCGGGTGTTCTCTACGACCCGAACAACGTCGTGGTCGGTCAGGCTACGCTGTACTACAAGGCGTTTTCGCCGACTGTCCCCGCGGTTCTCGTCCCCGACGCCACGGCGGTGTTCGCGGTGGCGACCTGGGAGACGGCCTCGTGGATCGTCGCGGGCGCGACGAACGAGGGCTTCAAGGTCAACTTCGAGAAGTCCACCACACAGATCATGGTCGAAGAGCAGTCGACGCCGGTCGCGGAGACCATCGAGTCGGCCAACCTCGGCATCGAGGCGGAACTCGCCGAGGCCACAATCGAGAACATGAAGTTGGCCTGGAATGGCTCCGTCATCACTACGGTCGCAGCGGCTTCCGGCGTCACGGGTACGAAGAAGATGACGCTGACCGACACGGTCCAGTATTGGGCCGTCGCCATCGAGACGCTCAATCGACTGGGCTTCGCTCGGCGCATCCTCATCCCGAAGATGACGGCGGTCGGTTCCGGCGAGACATCGTTCCGGCGGGCCGCTGACAAGCAGATGCATCCTATGCGGTGGTCGATGATGTGCAAGCCGACGGACGTTCAGATCGTCGACGTCACCGCCGCTGCTCTCCCGTAGTACCCGTCCCTACTCACCCGGCACAGTGAGGACCGAGTAACATGGCAAAGTTCGATGCAGGTACTGCCGTCGAGTCGATGGATTTCGACTTCACGGCGTACGGCGGCTCAAAGGGCACAATCCCGGAACCAACCAACGAACAGGTCGAGCAGTTCTTGCAGTTCGTCGGCAAGTCGGCAAACCGCATCCGTGAGATGGCGACGGTCGCGGAACAGGCCGAAATGCAGGGACTTTCTGATGACGAGATTCTCGCTCTAGGCAACCAGGATGAAGAAATCGCACGAGAGATGACGGCAGGCCTTTACGAAGCGATCGTCGCGGTCTGCTCGGGGATCTTCACTGTCGAGGAAGTTAAGCGGCTTCCGTTCCGCATCCAGAACGCCCTCGCTGCCTGGATCGCGCGTGAACTCAACCCGGAATCCAACGGGACCGTTACGAAGCGCTAAGTGGCGGTCCCGGTAAGCGAGCCGAATACTACCTCGCAAGGCGATACTTCAACCTTGGCGTCAAGGAGTGGAACGAAATCCCTTGGTGGGAAGCCAAACTGCTCTTAGACGGACTGTTCGAAGAGTTCGAAGCGCAACGCAAGGCGACAACAGGCAAGGGCGGGAGCGGCCAGTCGGCCGCACAACCGCCCCTCGACCTCACCAGCGCGCGACTGGAAGACATTCCTGGTGGATTCCAGACGCGCCGTGCCGGGTGAGAGGAAGGGCGGTCCAGGGTGGGTACCTTCAATGCTGGTTCGATTGAGGCGTCGCTCACCCTGGACCGCTCGAACTTCGTGCGTGAACTCAAGGCCGCTCGCGAGCAGGCCCGCCGCATGGAAGCCAAGGGGATAGATGTCGATCTCAACATCAAGGCGGGGGAACTCACCCGACTAGAGCAGCGATTGAAGTCGCTCAAGAACAATCTCGGCATCGATCTAAACACCAAAAAGGCAATGCTCAACGCGCAGGTCCTCAAGGACCTGCTCAACAGTATGACGCCGCACGTGATTCGGGTCTCCATCGCCAGCAGCGCGGCCAAGGTATCGCTTACGTTGCTTGAGCGGCGCTTGAAGGCTCTGGATACCACGGCTAAGATCAACGTCAACGTAGACGAGCGCGGTTTCGCTGGCTCCATGGGCCGAATGAACAACCACATGCGGCAGTGGCAAGCGATTCTACTTGCAATACTGGCGTTCTTGCCGATTCTTTCAGCGGCGATTGGTATTACCGCCGCGGCGGTGGTCGCTTTGACGGCATCACTGTTTGCGGCAGGCGCAGGGGCCGCCCTATTCGGGTTCGGTCTTAATCAAGTGTGGAAAGAAGCCGAAAAGGTCAAGAACGCCACCGGCGCGGTTAAGAAGTTCCAGGACGCTCTTGCCGGCGTTAAGAAGGCGTGGAAGGACGCTGTCAAGGCGTTTTCGCCTGTCGGTCTGCAGGTCTTGACCAGCGCACTTTTAATTCTCAAGGGTATTATCCCACAGTTGGTCCCCATTTTCAACGCCTTCGGGCGGGTGGCGCTTGGAGCGCTTAAGGGTCTAGGTGACTGGTTCAAGGGCGACCAGGGCAAGGCAATGCTGGATTGGTTTGAAAAGTTTGGTTCTCAGCAGTTTGGGACGCTGCTGTCGATTCTCGGTAACCTGGGTAAAACGGTCCTCGATTTACTCAAGGCGTTCTCTCCTCTTGCCGATATTATGATGAAGGGCTTTGAGGACGTAACTGCGGGTTGGGCTGAATGGGCGGCGGAAGTCGCTAATTCTGAGGGCTTCAAGCAGTTCATTCAGTATGTAGTCGATAATGGTCCGTTGATGCTCGACATGCTTGGATCGTTTATAGACGCGCTGCTCAACATTGGCAGGGCTGTTGCACCTTTGGCTGAGCCATTGATGTCGCTGCTGACGAATGTCTTCGACTTCATTGCGAATTTGGACCCAGGCACGCTGGGGTTGATTGTCACTGGGATCACGGCTATTTGGCTTGCGTTCCAGGGCGTATCTGCGGTGATGGGCCTCATAGCGGTTGCTATGGCGGGCGGCTGGGTTGCTCTCATCGTCGTGGCGGTTATGGCCGTGGTCGCCGTGGTCATGTATCTTTGGCACACTAGCGAGGGCTTCCGCGATAAGGCAATCGAGGTATTCGGTGTCGTTAGCGCGTTCATCGGCAGCACGATGGCTGCGATTAAGGGTTACTTC